ATTAAAGATACCACGCTCACCAGAGTGTGACTCATAAATGCTAGTCCACTCACGCATGAACTGACCAATTGCTGGGGTCTCTTCATATGTAGCTGAGTTGTTAGCTAATGCTCGTTGACCTTGTCCATCCCACCAGTTACCTGCCTTAGCATGAGCCATCTTATCGTCTGTCAAATCAGACAAGCTAATCATAGCGGAACGACGCACTCCTCCCACCACAACAACTTCCCCGATCTTGCATAGAATGTCATGACACTCCAGCGAACTGAGCTTTCGTCCAGCTGCTGTCTTGAACTTACTAATAACAAACTTGAATAGGTCTTCCAGTGGCTGTGCTCCAGAGGCTCTGCCGCCAAAAGTCTTAAGCCTAGCCCCCGCAGGTCGGACTTTCGACATGTCATACTTTGGAATCTCGCCAGAGTATAGAAGAGCGATGAGTTGTCGAAGTGATTTCGCCCACCCTTCTTTACTATCCGACACCATAATAGAAGTCTGACTAGCAAACAACTGGTCTGGTACTTCAGGTAACTTAGTAACATATTGCTGCTCCACAGAGAATCCAACACCAGTACCACACAACAGGATATACATCGCCTCATCGAATGCTTTAGGATCATCGATAGGAAGATAGCTACAGTTAAATGCAGCTACATTCTGACGATCTAGTGCAGTACCAGCAGTCATCACTGCTCTCATAGAAGGCACTACATCCAGGTGTGTTACTGCTTCTTGTAACTCTTTGCGTAGCTCAGGAGTCAGCTTGTAGTTCTGCTTAGTAGCTAAGTGCTTCTCCATAAAGTCGAAGTATCGTGCTACAGTTTCACCCCAATGCTCACGACGATTCTTATCATCGAGAAACCGTGAGTAACGGCTCTTGGCAATGAAGGTGTTATAAGGTGTCATTTGATATTTGTTAGTCATTCAGTCTCTTCCCAGTCTACCTCTTTGCAGAGGCTCTCATAATTGTTTTCAATATTATCGCTAAAACTATCGACAAGCTCTTCTGAAGATATGTTTAATAACTCCAGAAGAGATACCTCATCTAAACGCTTTAGTCGCTCTTTTAACTCAGGCACTGTCAGCGTTAACACAGTTTACTTCTTCTTCTTAGGTGTGGCTTTAGCTGGCTTATCAACCTTAGCAGCTGCAGATTCTACCTTAGCTCGTGACCGATATTTAGCAATAGCATCCTGTGCTTTGGATACTGCAGTAGCTAACTCATTCAAGAAGGCATCTGCATTCTTATCATAATCTGTTACCCACACATAAAAAGAATCTCGTGATCCACTGTTCACAGTTACGTTAACTTCCCAGTTATCGTGATCCCAATAGTTTCCCTGTAAATTTACAAACTGATTATCTTCAGGGAAAAACTTACTATGTGCTACTTTCTCTTTTGCTTTACGCATGTTTAGCTCCTGTATTAATTGTTTAAGACTTCCTCTAATCGGTGATATCTCACTCATATATTATACTCCTATTTACTACTATTGTCAATCATTCGTTGTAGATACCACTGAGCTTTCTTCAGATCCTCTACTCCGTTCTTGTGCTTCCATCGCCACAGATACTTGATTGCATTGCCAGTACACATTGCTTCCATTCCTTGTAGGTCTTTCACCACTTGTGCAATAGCATCGATACACTCGATAGATCCCTGGGTATAATGACTAGGTGAGTTAACCATGTCTTCCTTATCATCTGCAAAGTCCATCTGTACTAATCCCCTAAAGTAATTCTCAAGAGTAAACTCTGGTTCATGTCTATCACCGTATGGCTCAGGCATTGCTACAGGACAATACATACTGAAATCGCTCATAGATACCTCTTCTTAAGAAAGTCAAGAGACACGAACATCTCATCGAAACAACCGTCGTTCACCTCATGCAACACCACGATACCTCGCCAGTAGTGGTTACCTTGAGCACCCATGTAATCCTCATCATGCTCATAGCAACTACCAGCTATAATAGCCGTAAGCGTCTTGCCATCTGCTCTAATAGCATAAGCAACTTGTCTACCTTGCTGGTGACCCACAACACACGACTGGTGTTTCTTGGAGATGATGGCTGCAGCTGATCCAACAGGACGGTTAAGAGCACCAGCAGTGACATAATGGGCATAAAGAACACCATCAATAATAACAGGCTGCTCAAACGGCATAACATCCCAACCAGCTTTCTCATATCCTAAGTCCTCTAAAGAGATAGTCCCATCCAGCATTGAATCGTTCTCTATGGCACGATTGATACGATGCTCATGGTTACCTATAGTCAACACCATGCGTGGCTTGTAGACCTTCTCCTTGTTCCTACGCTGCCTGTCCTGCAGCTGACGTAGTGGCTTTAAGAGGATGTCCATTGCACTATGAACTACTTCAACGTCATGCTTATATCGTCTACCTTCAAAGGACTTCTTACCCTTGTCGTAGCTAGATAAGCTTGGCATGTCCGCAAAGTCTCCAATATTAACAATAACATCAGGACGCTTCTTAACAATGTAGTTGCCAACTGCTTTCAAGAAAGTGAAGTCCTGACCTGGCTTTACCTGTACATCGGGTATCACTAAGTGTGTTGGCATTATTCATCCTCTGGATCTAACGGATTCTCATAATTAGCTTTTGCTTTACCAATCGGATAACCGTAGACAAGTGACAACAGTCTGTCGAAGTGTTCCTGCAAAGTATCATAACGAGTACCATCAGGTAGGTTCATATCAATCGATGCAGCTGAGTGGTCAGGTGCTCCTTCGTACTCTACTAAGTGTACAATCAATTTCATTTCATTTTCCTTTAACTAAAAGTAGAACATCTACTTGGTGCTTCAGATCATTTAGTTTCTGTAGCATATCCAAGAAGTGTTCAGCATCGACTAAGGCTAGTGGCTTACTGTTATTCTGTTTCAAGATAACGAGTGGCTCTACTAGTCCATGTGTCTTTGCTTGTTCGTAATCCTTAAACACTGCAACAGCTTTACGATTCTTGCATTCAATCGTGTAACTGACCAGCGACCTAGCGAGAGGACTAAGTTGAACATCTTCTCCACCCGCTCCCATGCTCGTTGACCTGCAATCATCGGGACTCAGCACTGGAAAGCGCAGTAGTATCTGATCCCGTACCCACTGCTGTAGTTTTCTTCCTTTTGCTTTTGCTGACTGGGGCTTCAACTTTAATTACCTTTCTAGATTTAATCCATGCTTTAGGAATGTGCATCCTTGCATTGGTAAATGTGCCTGACACAGTAGAAGCAATACAGATGGCATCCTTGTTCTCTGAAACAATATACCCTGCTGTAATCACTTCATGAATGTCGGGCTTCTCGTGCTCTTCCCAGCCACCATCACTTACTGCGTCCACCCATTTAATGACAATGAGCCTGGAGGTGTCCACAATTGGTTGTGTTGCCTTCGTATCCACAGTAGTCTTCCGTTTTCCAGCACCCTCTCTGCGTTCCCGTCGTAAGCTTCCAGGATAGCAAGATACATCTCGTTTTCGTTTTTGCATTCTTTGAGTAGCCTTTCCGCTTTAACTGTTCCAATGCCTTTGATACCGATGATATTGTCAACTCGATCTCCCATTAGCAACTGTTTATAAAAGTTCTTGATTCCTTCTTCTTCAGTAATGAAGTACCGTTCATCCTTGACAAAGTTATAGTGATCTCCTCGGAGCATATCCAGGTCTTTATCAATAGAACAAATACAGTACTCTCCTACTTCCATCTCGTATGCTGCGATACCGATAGCATCATCTGCTTCTTGGTCTTCGATCATAGTGAATGACCAAGCAGACTCCATGTAGTCCCGCAGTAACTGGTAGTGCTTAGGCTTAGCTGACTTACGGTTGCCCTTGTAAGGTGCAGTAACAGCTATCTCATTCCTAAAGTTTGTCTTACCAGTTAAGTATCCTTGGTACTCACCGAACCCGTTGAACAGAATCAAGTCCTCTATGAACTCGCTACATCTAGCCATCGCAATAGACTCTGGTTCATCCTCTGAAGCAAAGCCTATGCGATACACTAGTATGTCCCCATCAATCAGGGCTTTCATCATTAGAGAGCTTCTTCTTCCAGGTCTGCAAGGCTTACACCTTCAGGCTTGTACTCAATCAGTTCCTTAATAATCAACTTGCTGACACCTACACCAACACCCTTCTTGCCTTGGAAGCTATAGGGATAGGTCTTAATCAACGCTACTGCTTTAGATCCGTTAGCAATCTTCACATTCAAGAGATTACCAGACTCATCTACTGCAGTGATAGGGTACAGTTTGCTCTTAGCAGTCACAAAGAAACCTTGGTCAGGTCGCTTAGCATCGTTCTTAACTGTCACACCCATTGATTCTAATTCTCGTACAGCTTCCTTACTTAGATTGCTCAAGTCAACTTGATACTTTCCTGACAACTTGTTTGGCTCAGTAAGACTAGCCCAGAAAACATCTGCTTGAATCGGTAAAGGTTTGCTTGTATCCATTTTATTTCTCCTAGTTAATTAATACTACAACATATATTATACCACAGTTTTAGTGCTGCGTCAATCTCTCGGGCTGTAAGTCTTCTTCTTTAAGAATCCGTATCGTCCGTTCCAACATCTCGATTGTGTCCTCATTCGTCATGATTGTGTACACAACTAAGTAATCATTATCATCACCTAGTACAACAAGAGGCTCTACATTCTCAGGGATTCCTTCGTACAGTTTCTTCATGGTCGCAGATCACTCTCTTTAATTGCTTGCATGTAGATTGCTGCTATCTTTAATTCCTCTGCTACATAAGTCAAGTCTTTCTGAATAGTAGAAAGGTTCTGTCCTTGTCGCAAGAGTATCAGTACTGCTTGTTTAATTTCTTCCATCAATGTGTTTCCTTCCATGAGTTACCTACTTTGTATTCACCGCTAAGAGGACAGCGCATGTTGAGTACCTTACCAGCTTTCTCAATCGCTAAGACACCAAGCTTACCTGCCTCTTCTGCTCTTGCTTCTTCTACTTCAATCTGCCATTCGTCATGCACATTAGCTACGAACTTATAGTTAATCTTAGCCCTGCGTAGTTCATCATTCAAGAGAACTAAAGCTTGCTTCATGACAATCGCACCCGCACTCTGGAGTAGTGTGTTAAGTGCTGCGTGGTCAGACCTAACCTGTACTCTACGTCCATCAAGACCTGGTAACGATCCCGACTTTTGAGAGATCGAACTGACTTGTTCTCTAAGTTTTTCAAGCGACGGAGTGTTCTTAAGAAAACGAGACTTGAGTTCTTTCCCTTCTTTCGCTCCAGCACCAACAACCGTCCCGATCTTGGCATCCCCTGCACCATAGAGGAATGCATATATAAAGGTCTTCGCTTGGTTTCTCGTTTGCAATCCAGCAGCTTTTTGATTTGCTGTGTGGATGTCACCTGAAACGACTTCGTTAGTGTATGCATCATCCTTCATATAGTGAGCAAGCATTCGTAACTCCAATCCTGAAGCATCGATACCTACTAACTTATATCCTTTCTCTACAATCCATAGATCCCTACAGTCTTCACCATAGGGG